CCAATGGATATGGCCCGCTCTGACAGCGCAGTTATCGGTGGCAAGTCTACCTTTGAGCGCAACCAGACTGCGTTCCGTTTCACCCACCAGCACGCTTTGAGCATCATGCTCCCAGGCGCAGCCGTGGTACTCGAAACCGCAGCATCTTAATCGCTAACCTCTTAGTACTATGCTTTACGAGACAACCTGCGCCATCCTTTGGAAAGGCGACCGCATCGTAGCGGGAACCGAGCTGGAGATGAGTGCTGAGGAGGCCGCACGCCTTGGAGGCAACGTGGTCCCGGCTGGAGAGGCAGTAGCCGAAACCGAGCCAGAAGTGGTCGAGAAAGCGCTAGAGGATATGAGCAAAGCTGAGCTTGAGGAGGCTGCCGCAGAACGCGACCTGTCCACCTCTGGCACCAAGGCCGAGCTCATCGAGCGTATTCAGCTCCACGACCAGGCTCCCGATGAGGAGACAGACGAGGAGTAATTAGTAACCAGTAACGCAACATAGTTATGAAACTATTTGACAACATTAAGACCGTAGCCTCTATCGTTCCAGCCGTGTACACCGCTGACCAGGACGGTACTGGCGTTGATACTCTTGGGTATCGTGACGGTATGCTCGTAGTAAATGCGGGTAACATCGACACCGCTGACGGCAGTGAGACCTACGTGGTTGAGCTTGAGGAAAGCGACGACAACTCTACCTGGAGTGACGTGGCAACTATCTCAGTCACCATTACGGCTGACAACGAGGTAGGTGTAGCACGAGTACCAGAGCTGAACGTAGTGCGAAAGCGCTACCTCCGCGCAGTACTCAACGTCGGCGGTACCACGCCATCATTCCCAGGTGGCGCAGTATTCCTCCTCGGTGAGGGATACGAGGGACCAGCTAACACTGACTAGCAACCTTGCGACCGGAAACGAAACAGCCCCCCAGCGGGGCTTTTCGTTTGTTATACTTATGGTATGGCAAACGCTATCACCACCAAGGCCCGGATCAAGGACCGGCTCGCTATTACGACGACTGACTACGACGATTTATTCGACAACCTCATCATCGCTGTCACCAAGCGGATGGAGACGATGACCGACCGGGACTTTACCCTGGCCACCTACACCAATGAGCTACACGACGGGTCGGATTGGTACAGCAGTCTTCGCACTATCCTCCGCCCGCGCAATGCGCCTATCAGCAACGTCGCGAGTATTGAATACAAGGCTGGCACCAACAGCACACCCAACTGGACCGCCTTTAGCGTCGATGACTACGACGTAGATGAGACGGCCGGTATTATCTATTTCCACACCCCTCTACCACGCGGCAAGCGCAACATCCGCATCACCTATACAGCTGGATGGGACAGTTACTCGCTGGCAGAGGTGTCGAGCCTATGGAACTTTAACGTCGTACCCACCGGCACGGTCGATGGCTCCAATGGCACCTTCACGCTCCCCGAGAACGCGACTGAGGTAATTGTTTACGCGGACGGGGTGCGTATCCTCGATAGCGCCGTGACCCATACCAGCGGCTCAGATAGCATCGTGATCGCCAGCGCTTCGGTCCCGTACTCCACCATCGCCGTAGACTACAAAGCGACTGCTGCCGATGGGGGCGGTAGCAGTACTATCCCGGCTGACCTGGTGGAGGTGTGCGAACGCGCTGTGGTGGCACTGTTCAAACGGCGTGAAAGCGAGGGCAAGACCAGCGAGAGCTTCCAGGAAAGCAGCATCACGTGGCGCAGTAGCGTATTTACGGCTGACGATGTGGCCACCATTAAAAACTACAAACGCGGCGACGTTGTATGATCGAGATGCAGGTCGAGATAGATAACCTGGACCAGCTCCGCGACAACTTCCGCCGGTCCCCGGCAATCACCCTTAAGTACCTAGCCCGCGCCACCAAAAACTCTATATTTGAGGTAGAGAACCAGGCGGTAGACCGAAACTTCCAGTTTAAGACCCCTAGAAGCCGCCGTACGGGCTTTTTGCAGCGTTCCTTTGACAGTGGCCGCTATATAGCACCAAGCGGCTTATACGCGGCTATAGGGCCGACAGTGCGCTATGCACCTTACGTGTATTTCGGCATCAAGGGACGGCCGGGCAACAAGTATATGGACCGGATCGCCCGCGCCGCTGAACCAGCCGCACAAAAGCACTTCAATGACGCAGCCGACGAGATTGTTAAAAAGTTAGCTAAAACCTAGTCTATGTCACTCAGTACCGTAAAATCAGCCGTAAAAACGAAACTCGACACCCTGGTCACAGACGGCGTAATAGCCAACGCCGTTATCAGTGATACCAAGCTCGACCCACTGAGTATGGAGGTGGGACATTATCCGGTCGGGATTGTTATGCCACCGGCTGTAGAGAGCGAGGTGCTCGATAACGTAAACATCACACGTACGTACGTTTTTGATTTGGTATTTATATTCAACGCTGAGGACCTGGATAGTACCAACGAGCTTGAGGGTAAGATCGAGAATATCCTCAACGCTTTTGATAATGACCCGACAATGAGCGGTGCAGCCAACGCGGGGGTACTTCCGGTAACAAGCGCCCCGGAGCCGTTTCAGCACGGAGGTAAGGACATGGTGATGCTGGTAGTGAACCTACGAGCCAGCGAGACCATACTCCTCTCATTCTCGTAGGAGGGGCTGTGATATTATTAGGGTATGCCAAAGATTAATAAATCAGATCGGCAACTAGCACCAGAACCGGGAGAACGGGCGTATTTCTTTCCGAAAGCGGAGGGAGGCCCGAAGACGGTCCTGGCCAGTAGCCGAAAGGAGGCTGAGCAAAAAATTACGAGTAAGAAGAATAAGAAATAGTTTATGGCGAAATTCATTGGCCGTACCGCAGACGTCGGCCTCGCAAAGGAGGGTTCCCGTGGCACCGCTGAGAGCAGCGCCACCTTTTGGGTACCAAAGGTCTCACTATCGCTCGACGACGGTGTAGAGCAGGTAGTGGATGAGAGCAGCGTCGGCGTCATCGAAGACGCGACAGACGCAGTGGTGGTGGGCAAGTTTGCCACCGGAGAAATCGAGGGCAACGTTGGAGCCGATAGTATCGGTCTATTCTTGCTTTCAGCTCTTGGCTCCGTCTCCACCGCCGGCCCCACTGATACCTCGGTCTACACCCACACGTTCACCGTCGGCCAGTCGGCCCAGCACCCATCAATGACGCTATTCCTCGATGATGGTGTACAGGACTACGCCTACCCGCTGGCCATGCTCGATACTTTCAATCTCGATATCTCGCTCGGGCAGTTTGCCCGCTTCACCGCTGGCTTCCGCTCGAGAGCTGGCTCAACTGATACCCTCACTCCGTCATACAGCGCTGAGAGCATCTTCCTACCGCAGCACGGTAGTGTGAAGATTGCCTCTGCCGTCTCTGGCCTTGGCGGTGCCTCAGCTATCGACGTTCGTAGCGTCCAGCTCAACATCTCCAAGAACCTCATGGACGACTACAAGCTCGGATCACTGGACCAAGACGATATCCTCAACCAGCAGTTTGCGGTGGAGGGAACCGTCGAGCTCGTCTTCGATGCAGAGACGTTTAAAGACGATATGCTTAGTGACACTGCTAAGGCGATGCGTATTGCCCTCACTAACAGCGACGTAACGATTGGTGGATCAAGTAACCCGTCACTCACAATCGACTTGAGCAAGATTAAAGTGTCAAGTTTTGAGAAAAACTACGACAACAATGGCATAGTGACAGCGACTGTTAATTTCAAGGCTCTCTACAAGACCGCTGAAAGTGATATGATTGAGGTAGCCTTAGTAAATGAAACGGCTTCCTACTAGATAATCACTTTTTATGGACCAACGACCAACTCAAGAGCTCACCATCGGCGACCACACCTTTACGGTAAAAACCTACGCCACCGCCCGTGAAGCGCACGACATTCAAGCCGTGTACTTTGCCGGAGCGAAAGTAGATGTGGTAGGGCAGGAGCCGCGTATCAGTGAGTTTAATCCCAACGTACAGTGGGACGTGCAGTGCAAAATGGTCGAGGTAATGGTCCTCGAAATGGACGGTACCAAAGAGAATATCGTTCAACGCGCGGAGGGTATGCTCCCCGAAGAGTTCGAGGAGCTCACCAGTACCCTTGACGGGCTGGTGACAAAAAAAAAGAAGTAGCGGAGAGCGTCCGGCTCTACAGCTTAGGCAAACTCGATAACCTAATGCTCGTGGCCACTATCTGCGAAATGTACGGCTGGACGTGGGATGAGTACCACTCCCAGCCGTCTTTTTTTCTCGAAGCCATCCGCGAGAAAATAGTGCGAGATAATAAAGAGAGGGAGATGGAGATAAAGAAAATCAATCATGGCAAGTCGCGACACTAAACTCAACATCATAGTCAACGCCCAGGACCGTACTAAACGGGGGCTGGATGGTGCTCAAAAAGGTCTGCGCGGTATGCAGGACCAACTCAGGAGTATGCAGCCGACGTTTCAAAAAATGGCCGTAGCTGGAGGAGCTGCATTTGCTGCCATCGGGATGGCTACACGCTCATTCATTAAAGAGGCCGCCGAAGCTGAGCGCGTGGTCCAGACGTTTGAGACGCTTACAAAAACAATCAACAGTACCTCCACTAGCTCTATCGACGCCCTCCGCAAAGCTACGCGCGGTTTAGTCGATGACACGAATTTAATGATGAGCGGTAACAGGCTTATTTCTATGGGCTTAGCGCAAACCGAGCAGGAGATGGCTAACCTCTCAGAAATGGCAGTAACCCTCGGTAGTGCGATGGGTAAAGATGCGACAATGGCAATGGAGGATTTTGCGTTAATGCTTGCCAACCAATCGATTTTACGACTGGACACGTTTGGTATATCAGGAGCCAAGGTCCGCGAGCGTATTCTTGAGTTAACCGAGAGCGTGGAGGGGATGACCCGTGAGACTGCATTTATGCAGGCTGTTATGGAGGAGGGCGGCAAGTCTATGGAGCGGCTTGGCACAATGGGAACTACCACAGGTGAGGATATCCAGGCATTCCAAGCCAGTATGAGTAATTTGAGGCAGGAGGTGGGTAATGCGCTTATACCAATTATGCTCAGAATTTTAGAAGTCGTGGAGCCCATTATTACCAAAATTATAGATTGGGTTGAGAAAAACCCAAAACTGACTGCCACCATCATCGCTATCACGCTCGCTGCTGCTGGGCTTGTAACCGTATTAGGATTAATCGGCCTCGCTCTACCAGCAATAATTGGTGCCTTGGCATTATTCTCAGGTACCGCAGGCATAGTGATTGGCGTTATGGCCGGGCTTGGCCTGGCTGTAACACAGGTGGTCCGTATTGTACGACTACTACAAGAAAGCTGGAGTGAGGTCTGGCTGGGTATTAAGCTCATCACCATCGATGCAGCCAATGGTGTCATCGGCATCGTCGAAAAAATGATTAACGGCGTCATCAATAAGATCAACAGCTTTATTGAACGCATCAACCGCATCGTGCGAAAAGCCTCACAGATTACCGGCCGAGATATCCCGACGCTTGGCACCCTAGACACAGTATCTCTTGGCCGTATCGACCCCCAATCAACCATCGACCGCTCACTGGCCAATCAGCAAGGTGGCCAAAGCCAGCTTGTAATCACTGGCAACAATTTCTTGAGCGAAGACGCAGCCGAGCAGTTTGGTGATCAGATTATGAGCAAGCTCAAACTGAGTAACGCGATATAGAATATGGCCTTTGTCATCACCATTAACGGCACCAATCGTACCTCCCTCGTATCGCGGGGGAGTTTCCGCAAGCGCGACAACCTTAACCAGCAGGTCGATGAGTGTCGTTTCACCATTAACCGCGTCGGCTCAGAGACGTATGAGCCGGAGGTAGGGCAGGAGGTAGTGGTTACACGCGACGGAACGACAGTGTTTGGTGGCGTTATTCTTCGCGTCGAGGAAACGATCAAGGCCAGTACCATCATCGAGTACCGGGTACAGTGCGCTGACTACAGCCAGTACCTCAAGCGCAAGCTCGTTACCGAACGCTACACCAATACGACCGTCGCGGCCATCATCACGGACCTGGTAAACAACTACACCGCTGCCGGGGACAGCATAACGAACACCAACGTCGTCGGTGGCTTGTCTATCTCCTCATTTTCATTCGACCGGCTCACCGTCGCAGAGTGCCTCCAGAAGCTCGCAGATGCCCTCTCATACGTTTGGTACGTCGATGCAAAAAACGCTGAGAGCGCACCGTACAGCCTCTCAGACACCTCTGGGAACTATATATACAACTCACTCAAGATAACGGCTGACCTTTCGCAAATCCGCAACAGCATCCTGGTCCAGGGTGGGGAGCAAGTGTCGGCCGATGAACGCACTGAATATTTCGATGGTGACGGTACCAAAGACACCTTTGCCCTGGCGCTCAAGTACGACAGTAAGCCGACCGTGGAGGTAGGTGGTGTAGCGCAAACGGTCGGCACTGAGTTTCTAGATGACGATGCAAGTTTCGATGTCATGTGGAACTTCAACGAGAAATATCTACGCTTCACAGCAGGCAACGTCCCCGCCTCCGGCACCCGTAATATCGAGGTGTCTGGCACGTACCTATTCCCTATCGTGGTTCGGGTCCCGGCCCCGAGCTCAATCGCTGAGTACGGCGAGTACCAGTTTGCCATCACTGATCGTTCTATCCGGTCCGAGGATGAAGCTATCGACCGAGCGCTTGCTACCCTGGAGGGCTACCGGGCTGAGTTGTACGAGGGGGAGTTTCGTACCCGTGTGGACGGCCTCCGTTCTGGCCAGGTCATCACCATCAACAGCACCCAGCGAGGCAAGAACATCGACGTGCTTATCCAATCGGTCGATTGCCAGCTGCGTGACCCTAATGCAGACACGGTGGAGTACCTGGCGCGGTTTGCCACCCTAAAGAGCATCGGTATTATCGAGTACCTTCAGAACCAGCTACGCAGCAAGGAGGTGATCGTAGACGACGAGGAAATCCTGACAAACTTCTACCCCCTAACTGATAGCATCGGCTTTACTGACAACCTGGCTACACCAACCACAACAACCGGGCCGTATACTTGGGATAACTTCGACTGGGGGTATGGTGTATGGAGCTAATGGTACAATGAACGTATGAATGCAACTGACCAGCTTGGCTTTTTTGGCACCCTTACTATCGAGAAGATCCGCGACGGCCAGGTGGAAGAGACGTTGGGGCCAATTAAAAACAAAGTGGTTTCGAGTGACGGCTACGGCCGGAACCTTATCATTCGCCAACTTTCCGGTGATACCACATATCCAATTGAGATTGACAGCATGGCCTTGGGCGATAGTGCAACAGCCGCCACTGACGGTGATACTGCCCTTGGTAATAGCCTGGTCGCCGGCATTTCGATAACTCAATTCACCGTGGCCAACAACGTGCTCACCATCAAGGTCTTTGTGGCAGACGGCAACCTAACTAACGACACGTACCGAGAGCTGGGCTTTTTCTGTAACGGGCGCTTGTTCTCCCGCATCATCATTGACCCGGCTTATACTAAGGCGACGGGTGAAGATACCTTGTTCACATACACGTTGACCAGCACTGGATAGGTGGTGTGGTACAATTTTATATATGCCTATTCAAACCGGCCAAAACGCAAGCCCTGACGACTTCATCAACGAGAGTGAGCAGGATGCTGTTCGTACAAACGACGCTGGTAAGGTGCCGAAACTAGAAAGTGATGGCTACGTTGCAAAGAGCTTTATTAAAGGCCCGGTAGACATTCAGCTCTTTACCGCTGATGGGACTTGGACAAAGCCTACCAATGCAAACGTGGTAGAGGTTGTAGTTATTGGAGGTGGAGGTGGTGGTGCTAGTGGGGCTAAAGGCGCATCTTTCAACCGACGTGGAGGAGCCGGAGGCGGTGGTGGGGGTTTCTCTCGGCACCTTTTTAACGCGGCTACACTTAGCTCAAGTGAAGCCGTGACCGTCGGAGCAGGCGGGTCTGGTGGAGCAGCATCTACAGGCAATAACAATAGTGGAGGGAACGGTGGTGATAGTTCTTTTGGCACCCTTCTCTGAGCAGATGGCGGCACAGGTGGTGTTGGTGTTAGTGGCGGGACAGGAGGGGTAGGTCTTATCGAGAATGGCACAGACGGTGCAAATGGCGGTGACGATGCCGGTAACGGTTCTAGTGCTAATGCCACCAATTTTTACGCTGCAACGGG